GGTTGGACACGGATGAATGTACCGTGGGTAAAGAACGTCCTTAATGGATGGACGACAAAAACCAATATCAAACTTGTTACTCAGAGTGTTGTCAATCATCTTGTGCAAGAGACAGAGACATCCGCCGTCATTGACGCCAATTTTCAGCCTATGCCTCAGTGGAAAGTGAACCGCAAACCTGAGGAACAACGCACTTGGATATGGTGGTCGATTATCGTTAAATCTGGACCTGTGTTGAAAACCGACGATGTGATTGAAAAAGACGGTACACGTTTTAGAATCGCTTCGGGCAACAATTGGAGTGAATCAGGTTTTAGAAAATATGAAGCTGTAGAAACGTTTACGGGGGTTTCTACATGAGTTTTGAACCTGACATCTTCGTTTGTGACATTCTTGAACACTTCATATCCACCGAAGAAATTCCCGTTCCTGTTGTCATGTATGTTGAGAACTACAAACCGCCCACTACTCCCGGTTTGTATATCACTGTTGCCCACGGAGCACAAACTCAAATCGGTGCTAATAGTTGGTTTGATACAGGTACAAGAGAAGATGTTAATCAAATTATGGTTGCACAAGAATTCTTGATTAACTTGTCTAGTGTTGATAGAAGTGCAATCACACGTAAAGAAGAGGTTGTAGCATCTATCGTTTCTCAGTATTCAGTGCAGAAACAAGAGCTTAACGCTTGTCGTTTGAATTGGAAAGGACAAGTGCTTGACCTTTCATTTATTGAGGAATCAAGAGCTATGAAAAGATTTCAAATTACTTGTGTTTTGATTTATCAGAAAGAATTCCGCAAAACTGCGGATTATCTTGAACATTTTCAGGAAGTTTCTCAGGAGGTTAGTTAAATGTCAAAATTGTCGATCGGCAATGTTGTACAGGTTTCCATTCTTTCCGCTTTGCGCGGACTTGCAGACGCCAATACTTCGGCATTGGCTATCATTACGGAAGAAATTCCTGTTGTGCAGAACTACGGTAACGCTCGGGCGTATCTTGACCCTGTGGCTGTGGCCGAAGATTGGGGGGCTACGTCCACCGTTTACGCGCAAGCTGTTGCGGTGTTCAGTCAGAATCCCAATATTCTGACCGGTGACGGTTTCCTTTTGATCATTCCCCGTGATCAAACCGCCCCCGCTTCGGCTGCTACTATTCTTGGTAGCGTTGTAGTGGACTTGACTTCGTTGACCGCCGATGATTACGTCATCAAAGCAGGGGCAGATGGTGACGTGCCCGCCGATTTGACTATCGGTGAAATTGACAGTTCGTCGATCAGTGCAGCACAGGCAAGCCTAAATTCTACAGCGGTTGTAGCAGCCGGTTTCACGTTTGTCGTGAACGGCACGATTGCTGCCGCGCGTATCACGTTGATTTCCGCTACCACAGGGGCAACTTCGGAATTGGAAGTTGTTGAGTCTGCCGGAACCTCTACCGATATCGGGCCTCTTCTTGGTGTCATCGGTATCGCTTTGGGGTCGGCTACGGGCGTGGAAACAATCAAAGATTGTATTTTGCGCGTCTATGATTCGGTTGCGTTTTTCGGTCTTTTGCTTGATGCCAAACCTACTGATGCTGTGATTTTGACGGTTGCAGGACTCTGCCAGTCTCTCGACAAAATCTTTTTCATCGGGTCGAGTGTATCGGACGATGTTGAAGGTGTATTTACCGATGTGCTTGAAGCGGGGTACACAAATACCCGTTGTTTGTTCTACTCCTTGTCTGCACCTAAAGCGGTTGTATTTGCCAGTGGTTACGCTTGCCGTGGATTGTCCACGAACTTTGACGGCACGTTGACCGTTTCCACGATGCACTTGAAAGACATCATAGGAAGCGTAGCCGATGACGGTTTGACGCAAACCTTTGTCAATGCTTGTCAAGCTGCCGGTGTGGACGTGTACGCTAATTTCGGCGTAGCCAAAGTATTTTCTTCGGGCTCAAATGACTACTTTGACGAAGTGTACATTCGTCTTGCACTCAAACTTCGGTTGCAGATTGCGGGGTTCAATTATCTTGCAACCACCACAACCAAAATTCCCGACACCGAATCGGGTATGAGCGGTTTGAAGAATGCTTACCGCGATGTTCTCAATTTGTTTGTAACCAATGGCGCATTTGCTCCTGGTGCATGGTTGGGGACTACGTTCGGCAATCCCGGGGATTTCATTCGGAATATTAGTAACTTTGGTTATTATATCTTCTCTCAACCTGTGGCGCAACAATCACAAGCACAACGAAACGCACGTGTTGCACCGTTGGTGCAGCTTGCCGCTAAGGCGTCGGGTGCAATTCATTCAAGCAACGTCACTGTTCAAATCGAAGCGTAAAGGAGAAAACAAATGTCAGGAAGTGCAGCCCTTACGGGAAAAGATACAACGATCATTGCAAGCCGAGTTCTCGCCAATTTCGGAAATGGGGACATTGTGGTTCTCGATTTTCCTAACAACTTGGTTGAAGGAAAAGCAGGAAAGAATGGCAATGTTATCTATGCGTACAACGCAAGCGGTAACATGGTCAACGTAACCGTGAAAGTGCTTGCAGGAAGCGCCGATGACAAGTTCATGAACACCAAAATGATTGAGTACAAACAAGATCCTGCGTCTTTTGTACTCTTGAAAGGCGAGTTTATCAAACGTGTTGGTGACGGTGCGGGAAATGTTTCAGAAATCGTCTATATGCTCGATGGAGGCATTATTCAAAAAATGGTTCCTTCCAAAGAAAACATCGAAGGTGATACAGAACAAGCACTTGCCGTATATACTATGCTATTTGCCAATACTGACAGGGTAATTGCGTAATGAAAATTGACGGACACGAATTGCTCATTACGCCGTCGTCTTTCTCCGACGCTATGGCGCTACAACGTGCCGTAGCGTCGGCATTGAAGAGAACGAAGATTGACCTTGACGGGTTATCCGGGGACGTGTTGCCCGAGAAAACAGAAGGTGGATTTGATCTTGAAAAGCTCGACCTGTCAAAATTGTCAGGTGTAGTAGATACAATCGCCGGACTTGTTTTGAATCTTGTCACATCGGAGCAACTTGAAACGTGTCTTTTCAAATGTGCCGAACGTGCAGTATTTGGCACAACAAGATTGAAAGTAGATAGGGAATTTTTTGAGGAAGTTGAAAACAGGAAATACTTTTATCCGATCATGGTAGAAGTGATTAAAGTGAACGTAGGCCCTTTTTTCAACCTCGCCGGTTCAATGTTCTCGGGACTTATGGGAAAGATCACAAGTTCCCTGAAATAAAAGTTGACGCCTCCGAATTGACCATAACAAGTTTAAGGCTTGCGAAAAAAGGTTATTTCGGAGGATCACCCGAATCGGTGAGAAATGCACCTGTTACCGACGTATTAGACATTTTGCAATTTGAAGATTTCACGGCAGATTACGAATACGCCTTTCACAAACTGAACAGCTAAGGAGGCCGATATGAACATTTTGAACTTGTTTGCACGTATCGGCCTGAAAGCAGACACCGCGCAAGCGGAGAAAATTGACAAGCAATTTAAAGGCATGGTGACAGGGATCAAAGCTGTTGCTGTAGGCACTGCTGCTATCAGCGTTGCGTTACTCAAGGTTATCGACGACAGTTTGAAAGCCTCTGTAGCGTTCAAGCAGTTTGAAGCTGAGACAGGGGCCAGTGCGGAAGAGTTGCAACGTTGGCAAGCGGTCGCCGGTCAGACGAACGTGTCTACCGAAGCGTTGTCCGAGGCTGTGAAATCCTTGGCCGACAATCGGCAGAAGATTAAACTTGGGCAAGGCAATATATCAGGATTTCAATTACTCGGCATAGACCCTGATCAAGATCCCTTCAAGATTCTTGAAGAGTTAAAAAAGAAAACCGAAAACCTTGCCCCTGCAATGAAGAAGACAGTACTTGCACAAATGGGCATTTCAGCGCAATTGATTCAAATTCTTGAATTGACTAATGATCAATTTGCAGAAATGAAATCAAATGCTTTCGTCATTCCTAAAGACGCTATCAACACTCTAGCACAAGCAAATGCTAGTTTGACGAACGCAGGTAAAGCGGTGGATTGGATCAAGTCTTTGATCGGTCAACGGCTTGCGCCTGAGATAATTAGAATAACAAAGCTGTTCACAGCATGGATCAAAGAGAACAAAGAAGGAATCATAAACGGGTTCAAAACTGCGTTCAACATCATTTCTCAATTTATAACAACCGTTGTACGTGTAGGTACGATGTTAAGTTCTGTGATAACAAATACAATAGGTTGGAAAAATGCAATCTACGCACTTGCAGGGGTTTTTGTTTACCTTAACAGAACGCTTTTGTTGTCCCCTATTGGTTTGATCACGGCAGGTATCATTGCTTTGATGCTTGTACTTGAAGATTTGTACGTGTACTCCAAAGGCGGAAAGTCCCTTTTCGGAGAGTTTGCAGCCTCTAACCCTGAGTTTAAGAAAATTCTTGACGGTACTATCGGAGTAT